CACCTTCAATTCAGTTGTGACGGATAACAGCGTGAACGGCAGGGGAGCGGACTGCTCGACCCGCCAGAGCGGCTGCGTCTGATCCCGTGCCCAGCCGAGCGAGCGCAGCCGCCGCAGGCCGCTGACTCGCGGCGGAGCCCCGTCGCCCAGCGCCTGCCCGCCCAGCCGCCGGAGCGGAAAGTCGGTCAGCCCGGCCCCGACATCGGCGCGCAAGGCGGCGGTATCCTCCAGTTGGAAGACCACCTCGACCAGCCGCATCGCCAAGCCCCTGCCGCCGCCGGAATTCAGCGGGTTGGGCGGCAGCGGTTCGACGACATGGGTGAACGGCAACCCGGCCTCGACCGTGGAGGCCGGCGGGTCGAGCGTGATCGACCCGCCCGACACGGTGACATCGGGCCGCAGCACCCCGTCGGCGACGATGGCGATGGTCTTGCCGTTCAGGTGGTCCAGACCGGACCAGACGGAGACCGGCGTTTCGCTCTCGCCATAAAGGCCGGCGTCCAGATGCAGCGCGTCGTCCAGCCGCTCGATGTTCCAGCGGGTCGAAAAGCCTTCCGGCCGCTGGACCAGCAGATAGACGTCGTCGCCCACCACGGCGACCGAATGGATCGTCCCGGTGGTATCGATTCGGGTCCAGGCGGTGACCTGCTCGGTGCGGTAGACGGTCAGCGCCCCAAGGGTCCCGTCGTCCATCACCACCAGCATCAGCCGGCGGCCCTGGTCGTAGTCCTGGTCGAGCGGCCGCACCACCAGATGCCGGGCCAGCAGCGCCAGATCGGTCGCCTGATAGGCCTGCTCGGTGTCGGCATACAGGAACTCGCGGATTTCCCGCCCGTTGCGCGACACGAACAGCGTGGCGCCGTCGACGTCGCGCGGCGCCACCGACCGGTCGGTCGGCGAGCCGATCCGGGTCTGCCGGTTGAGCTGGATCGTCTGCGGCGTCAGCGGCTCCCCCGTGACCATCCACTCGGCGCCCGACGTGAAGACCTGAAGGTGGCGGCCGGAGAACACCGCCCGGATCGCGTTGATCTGGTCCGACAGGATGCCGAACTCGATCGCCTCGTCGTCCTCGCCGGTGCCCAGATCGAAGTTCCAGATATCGGCGGAGCGCGACAGCCAGAGCCGGTTGGGCAGCTCCCGCGATCCGCCGATCACCAGCCTGTCCTGGTGGAAGGCCGCCGAAACGGGATAGCCCCGCAGCGGCGAAAAGGCCTGCTCGTCCCAGACCGCCGCCGCGTCGGTATTGGCGAAGGCCTCGTTGACCAGCACCTTGACCTGGGTGCCGGACAGATAGTCAGTGACGGTGCATTGCTTCCCCGCCACCCGCAGCCTGACGCCGGCGTGGCCGGCGACGAACACCGCCGACGACGCCGTCAGCGTGACGGTCCCGGTCGTGGCGCTGGGAGTCACGGTGACGCCGACGGGCGCGAAGCGGTACCAAGGCTGGCGGATCGCGTTGCCCTCGACCAGGAACGCCCATTCCTCCAGCGACCAGCTCGTCTCCCCCGTCCGCTTGAGCTTGCGCGGCGCCACGTCGGGGTGACAGACCAGCAGCGTATCGCCGCTCTGGGTCCAGGTGATCTGGCCCAGCTGATCCGCCGTCCACGGCGTATTAACCGTCGCGACCAGTTCGTCGCCGTGATGGACATCGACCCGGTATTCGGAGAAGGCCAGCAGGTAGGTCTGCTCGATGCTGAACTCGAACGCGATCAGGCGGCCGGGACCGCGCGCATTGGCCGAATACGCCATGCCCGGCCGCCGGGTGATCCCGCCGGTCGGGTGGATCAGCAGGTTGCGCAGGGTCAGTGCGCCGTTGTCGTAGGCGCGGAGGTCGCCGCGCCCCAGCAGCAGGCGGGAAATCTCGCCGCTGGTGAAGTTGGTCGTCAGGAGGCGGACGCGGGACATCAGGCGCGCGCCTCGATCAGGGTGAAGTCCTCGAACCCGAGCTGGCTGTCCTGCTGGTTGTCGATCAGCCGCGCCCGGCGGAACTCCAATTCGGCCAGCTTGGCCAGCGCCTCCGCCCGGCTGCTGTTCTCGGTCAGCGGCAGGCAGAACTCCGCCGCCAGCCGGGCGATCACCACCTGATCGAAGAACGGCGGGAACGCCGCCTCCGCCGGGCGGTAGACATAGGTCAGCGTGACCTGCTCGGCATCGGTCTGAAGCGTGGTGCCGACGATGCGGTAGCCCAGCCCCCGGCCATGACCGGGCGATCCGGCGGACAGCGCCCGCAGGAAATCGACCGGCAGGGCATGGGCGTAGTCGTAGTCGCCCAGCGGCGGATCGGCCAGCAGCGCCAGCGTCGCCTGGGTGGTCGCGAAACTCCACGAATTGGCCGAGAGCAGGGCGTCGCGGGTGGAGCCATAGAGAGCGTCGGCGACCTCCGCTTCGGCGGTGCCGTCGTTGAAGCTGGTGATGGAACCGGCCCCGATCTTGATCAGGGCACGGCTGCACAGGCCGATCGGTGTGAGCGCCATGGCGCCGGTCTCCCCTTGCGGAGTGGGCGGCGCCCCGGTCCCCCCGCCATCTTCATGACGGGGGTCCGGAGCGCCCGGATGGTCAATCGCCGTTGGAAGCGCCGACCTGGGTGAGGTTGGCGACATCGACCGTTCCGCCGGAATTGCTCGCCACCAGCAGGATGCCGGCCTGGGGGCTGCCGTCGGTATCGATGTTCGACATGATCATGTCGCCGACCCGCAGCATGTCGCTGGCCGTGCTGAAGTAGCCGGCGGTATCCACGTCGGCCGCGAGATCGACGGTGGTGTAGTGCCAGAGGGTGAACCCGTTGGCATAGGCTAGGACGCTGAGGTCCTTGGACTTGAAGGCCATGACTGAAAAACTCCGGGAAAAATCGGGAAACGGGTAAGGTCGCACCGGACGGGCGGTCAGCTTTCCAGGCAGCGCATCGTGACGACGCCGCTGGCGTCGATCAGGGCGGCGCCCTGGCTCATCATGTTGTTGACGAAGTGGGAGGCGCGGTCGCCGTGCCACGTCACGTCGGTCGTGACGTCGGCGCCGGCGGCATGGCCGACGGCGGTCTTGTGGTACCAGTGGCAGAGCCGGACGTTGGAGCTGGCGCTGAGGCCGGAATGCGGGACCCACAGCGTGCCGAGCCAGCGCTTGGCCTGGGTACCGCGCCACGGCAGCTCATCCGGCCCGACATAGTCGGACTTGGCGAACTCGTCGATGCCGAGCAGCTGGCTCCACTGCTTCCAGCCGACCACGGCGTAGCGCTGGCCGTCGTCCGGCACGTCCGCCTGCCCCAGCTTCTCGAAGGCCAGCAGCACCTTGGCCTTGGTCAGCCCGTCGGTGGCGGCGCCGGCGTAGTTGGTCGAGGTGTCGAGCTGACCGATGATCAGGTCGTCGGTCTTGCGGCCCAGAGCATAGGCGCCGGCATTGGTGATGACGGTGCGCTCGTCGATGTTGGTCTTCAGCTCGTCCAGCTTGTCGACCCAGTCGCCGGCGTAATAGTCGGTCAGGATGCACTCGACCGGCGTGTGATCGACGTTCATCGTCGGGATCTTGCCGTGCCGCGCCTTGGTCGAGGCGACGCCCTTGCCGACCTTCTGGAAGATGGTCGAAGCGCCACGCACGTCGCTCTTGCTGCGGACGGTGTTGCGCAGCTTGGAGCCCATCCGCTGGAAGCTCTCGTGGACTTCGCGTTCGAACTGCTTGACGAAGGCCTTGTCGATGGTCGTGGACATGAATGAAGAGCCCTTTCCGGCGTCTATCGGGAGATTGGGGAGGAAATGCGGACACGAAAAAGGCCGGACCCGGCGACGCCTCCTGGAGAGAGACGCCGCCGGTGTCCGGCCCTGGTTTCGACTTCGATCCGTCGGTGAAGACGGAGGAGTGGTGTTGACGAGAAGGAAATTAGGTTTATATTCCTAGTTCGTCAAGAGCTTTTTTTGCCAGGGGAATCGCTTGAAGGCGCTCAGGCGGTTCCTATCATCAGGGAGTGGAGGTAACCGGTTGACCAGGAAGCTTTTTTCCGACGGACCTTGAGGCTGTTT